ATAATACTTGTTTTTATATTCATTTGATTGAGTTAAGGGGGCTTCGGCCTCCTTTTCTTTTTTGTTGTATATTTGCCATATGAATATTAAAATTAACGGCCAAGAATATCCGATGTTCTTCTCGATGCTTACGATTGAGCGCATCATGGCTGAAAACAAGATGATGGATTTTGACGCTTTACAAGAAAACCAAGACATGGCACAATCTATGAAGTTTGCACGTGATTGCGCATTTTTTGGGATTGCAAGCGGCATGAAAAAAGAAAGCAAGAAAAGCCCATTTCATTCAAGCGAGGAGATAGCAGAAGCTATTAGTTCTTTTGAAGAATTGCAGCCAGCTATTGATGGATTTACGCAAAGCGTTACCGGTTTTTTTCAACCGAAGGGAGCAGCCAAAGCGAAGAAGTAGGGGCTTCCGAGCCACTTAGTTGGCTTAAAATAAAGCAGATTGCATTTGGTGAATTGGGGATGACCCCGGATTGCCTAGATATTTATTTGCCTGAGTATTTTAGAATAAAGCTTGAAGGGCTTAGAAATGCTCAAACACAACAATTTAGAAATGATTGGGAGCGAACTAGATGGCTTGCTACAATTATTTTATCTCCTCATGCAAAAAAAGGTAGAGCTATTAAGCCAAAGGATCTCATAACTTTTGAATGGGAGAAAACCGAATTGAATGTTGTAGAAGTTGTAACAAAATATAAGCACGTTTTTGATAAATTGCGACCATGAAGGCGATTAAGGCCGTTTACTTCCTACTATCCGAAGACGAAAGCATTACAGCCAGTATATACCCTCAGAGGATACCTGAGGGTTCTTCTTTACCAGCTATTGTCCTATCGCAGATTTCTAGGGTATCTAACGATACTAAAAAAGAATATAGCAAAAGCGACGAATCTAGAGTGCAGATTACTATTGTTTCTGAAACAGCTACCGCTGCCTATGAATTAGCTGATTCGGTCAGGGATGTAATGAACGCTACTGTACCAAATACGTTTAATAGTGTTTTAGTTCAAAATATATCTTTTCAAAACGAGATAACGGACGAAGATGATGACGCGGACGAGCAAGGTTTATTTATGGTTGTTCAAGACTACTTAATAATGTACGCAAATGTTTAAGGAATTAAAAGTAATATTATCCGCTTCCATACAAAAATTAAAGCAAGGCATGAAAAATGCCATTGGCGTTGTAAGTGGTGGAGAAAGAAAAATAAAGCAGTCTGCTGATAAGATAAACCAAAGCATGAATAATGCGTTTGGTAAAGATTTAAGAGGGAATATCGATGGTATAAATTTTGAATTAAATGAAACTAAGCAATTACTAGTTGAACAAAGGCAAGCCTTAAAAGAATTAGAAAAAGAACAAAGCAAAGTAGTTAAGGATGGTAAAAGATACAAACAGCTAACCAACTCTATTAGGGATCAAAAGCAAGAAATTGGAGAAACCACCAATAGGCTTGCTGCTATGAATGCTGAACTTCGTAAAAACAAAACCAATCTAGCTAACTCTCGATTAGCAGCGGAAGACAATCAGTCGGCCCTTGAGTCTATGTCAAGGACGCTCACGGCTGTTACCGGTGCGGTATTGCTTATGGATTCTGAAAACGAATCACTACGTAATACTATGAAGGTTTTGAACGTAGCCTTTGCTGCTACCAATGCTGTTGTTTCGATTAACAACCTTAGGCTTAGGGAGAACCAGTTGTTCTTAAAGGCGAGTGCTGCGGCTAGTTCTTTATTTAGCAAAGCTACTAAGACGGCTGCTGGGAGTGTTAGTATTTTAAAGTCTTCATTATCTGCCTTAGGTATTGGTGCATTAGTAACTGGATTAGGATATTTAATTAATGGATATTTAGAATCATCAAGTGCAGCTAAAAAATTAGCTGATGAGCAAAAAGAATTAAGGGATATACAAAAAGATGCAGTTAGTAATTATTCAAAAGAGGTAAATGAAATAACATCTTTGAAAAGCATCATAGATGATAATAACAAATCCCTAACAGAAAAAAAATCAGCTTACCGTGATTTACAAAAATTAGTACCATCATTAACTAATTTAACATTAGCTCAAGCTAAGTCTACTGGTGAATTAACAAATCAAACGTATTTACAAATTGAAGCTATAAAGGCTAGAACCAAAGCAGAAGCTTTTTCAGCTATTTTGTCAAAAAAACAAGCCGAATTATTTGATTTGCAAAATGCCCCACTAGAAGAAAGTTTAACTTTTTTAGATAAAGCTCAAAACTTGCTATTGGCTAGTAGCAAATTAAGCTTGGCGGCAAATGGTAACTTACAAGATAATTTAAATAAATCTAAAGCCAAAACTAGGGTTGAAGAAAGGACTTTACAGCTACAAAATCTTATAACTAAGCTCACTAAAGAATATGAAAAATCTTTAGAAAGTTCTTTAAAATTTGAAGGAAAAATATTTAACTTTTCACAAGCTACTGCTAAATCAAAAGAAAAACAATCTAAAACTGCAAAACAAGCAGTTAATGAAATATCTAAGTCACTAATTGCAGAAGAAAGGTTAAGGGCAGAGCAAGAGAAGAAATTCTTAAAAACAGAAGAAGAAAAAGAAAGGGCTGCTATTGCTTCCGAGGAAAGGATTTTAGCTATAAAGAGATCAAGCATATTGCAAGTTGCTCAAGCTCAAAATCTAAGTGCTAGCCAAGTCACTGAGTTATTGAGAAATCAAACTCTTGAAGAAATAAAATTACAGAATAGCAAGAGCGCTAGATTACAAGTTGCAAGGGACAAGGATACAAATGCCGCTGTAGCTAATGAGAAGTTAAAGTACGATCAAACCAAAGAGGCTTTAGAGGGTTCTTTGGCTTTAGAGGATAGAATAACACAAAAATCGTTAGCAAATTTAGCTCAGGCTTATAACGATGGTTTAATTGATCAAGAAACATACGAGTTAGCAAAACTTGAATTGCATCTTGAGGGTTTGATGGCTAGGAAGAAAACCTTGATTGCATTTGGAGAAGACATAGCGAAGATAGAGCAACAAATAGCCGATACACAATTAAAAATACAGAAAAAGTCGAATAGTGATATTGTAAATTTATCTCAACAAACAGCTGTTGATATTGGCCAAGTAGTATCTAGAGAATTCGCAAAAGTAGGTCGAGATATTGCCGATGCTCTGAGTGATGCTTTTTCTTCAGCTTTTGAAGAAACTTCCGAAATGGCTGCATTGGATATTGAAATTCTTAAAAAACAAAACGAGGATCTTCGATACACAATGCAAGACGCTACTAAAAGTCAATTAGAGCAATTGCAAGCCAAAAAACAGTTAATGGAGAATGAGGCTAAGATAATGGAGCAAAGCCAATCTTCTCTTCAATCTATTAATGAAGCATTTTTAACTTCATTAGCAAGTTTCTTAGAGGCTATAGGTAAAGGCTTATTTGCTGCTGCTGCTGCAAAAATAGCGTTAGACAATTTAGCAGCAGATCCATTTACTGCATTAATAGCTGGTACTGCGGCAATTGCTGCTGCTGCATTTGTTAGGTCTAGGATAAATGAAGGGGTTGCTTTCGCGGATGGAGGTATTGTTAGCGGGCCTACGCTTGGTCTTGTTGGTGAGTATCCGGGAGCAAGCACAAATCCTGAGGTTATTGCCCCATTGGATAAATTAAAAAGCATGATTGGTGGAGGTATGGGTGAAGGTGGCTATATTGCGGAAACAAAAGTTAGCGGTAGAGATTTAGCGCTTGTATTGTCAAGATACGAAAAAGATAGAACCAGAGGATAATGCGCAGATATATAGGTAAGACCAACACAATAAGTGGTAACTCGTATGAGGTAGAGATATGGGAAGAGCCGGGAGTATCAACTAGGCAATATGTAGCTAGGGTAGAGGCTGATGGAGGTATAGTTGAGGGCTTAGATTGCTTAAATACAGCATTAGGCAGCAAAGATTTGCCGATGGCTGGGCAAGGATTTGTTTTAGATTACGAGGGCGAAGGAAATAAGCTATGGGAAAACCCTATAATGCAATCAAGAATCCAAGCGCAATTTGCAGTTTCTGACACTGAAGACCACACCTTCTTCCAGACATTGGCTGTTGGAAATGAGGGCGATTGCGCAATAGTAGTATACAAAAATAGCGAATTGTTTTACGTTGGGCGTATTATACCGGATGGTATGCAATACGAACGAAGACCAGAAAAAAATTCTGTTTACACAATAACAGCAGTAGACGGCCTAGCGTTGTTGGATAAGTTTAAAGTAGAGTATGATTGGTTTGATAGCGCAACAGAAAGAATTAGTATTTTAGAACTAGTAAGGCAGTCTTTAGCAAAAACATCTATACCTGATTATTATGAAGCATTAGGAAGAGAGGGTAATTATTTAGTAGATGCTTCACAAGATTTTCCTACCGGAGATTTCGATAGGCTTAATAAGTTAGAAATAAACATGAGTAGCGCCATAGGTGATTTAACATCATTTATGGATCAAAATACGTTAGAGCCAGATGAGAATTTATTTATAGATTCCAAAGAAGCAATAGAAAGATTATTAAGAATGGTGTATTCTAGGATGATATATACTAATAGTAGATATTATATATATGACCCTATTGATTATGCAGAAAAGGCCCAAACCATATCAGTAGAATACGGAACAGATGGTACTCAAACTGGAAAAATATCTACACTTCCTCAATATTTAATTGGCAATGACAGTAGGCCTTGTTTTGAGGCATTCCCAATACTAACACATCAGCCAGCTGTAAGAGAAATTAAACAGACGTTTACTCGTCAAGCGATAAATAGATTAATTCGACCTTTTAACCTTCAAGCGGCTTCGGCTATGACCTTGTCAACGCCTACTATTGGATATGTTGCCGGAGAAGAAAGGGAGTTAATAGTAAAGGCAATTTTAAAGTTTTATTCAATCGCGTCTACAACGCCACCGCCTCAGCAATATGCAGAAATTAACTTTAGAATTTATGTAGACGATCCATCTTTTGGTTATAGATACTACGATTATCAAAATCAAACATGGACTGGATTTCAATCTACAATACCAGCATACGAAAGGGTTAGATGTGAAGTAATAGACTATCAGAAAAAAGGATCGCAAATAGCTCAATTTACCTTAGATTTTGTAAGAAACTTCATACCTCCAGCCGGGGGAGAGAATGTAGTAATTGATATATCTCTAGGTAAATTATCATGGAATTGGACAACTGGAACTACAAGAGGTCTACTTAATTTGCATGGCTGCTTGTATATGTACGAAAAAGACAGTGCGCCAATGACTGTTCGTAATTACTTAGATCCAGCATTGTTATTAAACCCTACTGAATCTTATGATTTTCAGACTGTTTATGGCTATGAATTTACATTAAACTCGTTAAAGGGGATAGGGACTATATGGAATGCAGACACAAGTACCCCATCAAACATAACAGCCTCTACATGGGCTACAAGACAATTGGCTTGCTATGTAGAAGCTCCTAAAGTCGCAAGTGCAACATTGGTAGATGACGGAGATTATTACCCAATCTTAACACCTCAGTTTGATTCTGAAAGCTATACTTTTAATGGCGGTACTTTTAATGCCCAAAGCGAAACTTGGGATTTTGAGATATTAAAAATCACACAAGACGTTGCAGCTATACAAAGTGACGAGTTAGATTTTGTAGATACAGCCGGAGGAGATGGCCAACAAAATGACGCAATAGGTAGAATAATACAAGAAACTAGTCTACTCCGCGACTCAGTCAGCAACTTCGACACATCGCTACCTACAGACATCATGAGGCTATCCCCGGACACGCCAACCACGCAGCCAACCATAGATACGTACTTTAATCCGGTTATAGTTTATGATGCGACAGACGAGGTTCTTGAGTGGAACGTGCAAGAGATGGGTAAAGTTCAGTCATTGACTGGGGGTACGCACAATTTGGATGTAAGTGCTGAATTAATAGTGTGCGATACGACGGCTGAAAATGTAATCGTAACTCTACCATCTGCTAGTCTAGTTAAAGGACGTAAGTATATATTTAAGAAAATATCCTCATCACACAACGTACAGCTAAGCGGAACTATTGATAGCGCTCCTAGTTATTCATTTAATTCATTATGGGAGTCGATAACTATAATGAGCGATGGTAGTGAGTACTATGCGGTTGGTAGATACCACTCGTAAAATGTAACGACTTTTTTTTAGGGGTGTGATATATTCGTACCCATGAGCAACCAAACACCTTCAATCGATATCGTTGCTGGTGCTGACGGATTTAAATACCACAGCGCATCCACGGTAACTAGCGTTAGCTACGATGCATTAGTAGTTCAAGAAGATACAGTATTTACAAGCTTTACAGTAACACCAGACTATCAATCTGCATCTAACGTATTGTCTGATCGCGGAATGACTAGCGTAACCTTTCAGCAAGGAACTTATTTACCGGCTGGAAAAGGTAAAAAGATTACTGGATTTGTAATTTCTTCTGGAGCTGTAATCGGTTATTAAT